TGTCACTCAGAAATGTTTTGGGGTGTGCCAAGTGATGTAGAAGTTGCAGAAGATTTTGATTTTAGTTTATATTTTGATCATCATAATTCTTATGATAGAAATATAAATCATGTATTTTTAAATGGTGAAAACTACGATGGTATAGTTTTGTTTAGTAAACATGTCTTGGTTAGTGAAAAAGAAATTGAGCACAGGTTTTTAATCAAAAAGAAAGAATGGGATATTGTAGCAAGTAATCCTAAACCGTATCCAATTTATACAGTAAACAATTACCAAGATTATCTAGCTGCTAAAAAAGATTGCAACTATGACATGTTCTTTATGGTTAATGATACATTCTTACCAGTGCCTGAATTTGATTGGAATTTTAATATTACACATCACAATCAATATGAACGTAAAATTAATCACGTTTGGAAAAACGGAGATTTTTATGACGGTATTGCACTTACAAGTACAAAACTAAGTATAAGTCAAAGAGAAATTGATTATAGATTTTTTGTTACTAAGAAAGAGTACCCAGAGGTTGGCAGTAGACCAAAGCCGTATGACATTGTGTTTATTAGCAACGGTGAACCTAATGCAGATGAAAACTTTTTTGTATTGTCAGAAAAATTTCCAAGAACAAAACGTGTTATGGATATAAAAGGAATTCATGCGGCACATAAACGTGCAGCAGAACTAGTTGAAACAGATATGTTTTGGGTAGTAGATGGTGATGCAGAAATTATAGATGGATTCGACTTTGATTACTATGTTCCTGCATATGATATCGATGGTAAAGAAACTGTACACGTTTGGAGAAGTTTAAATCCTGTAAATGGACTTGTATATGGTTACGGTGGTGTAAAGTTACTGCCTACTAATTTAACTCGTAACATGGACGAATCTACTACTGACATGACAACAAGTATCAGTAACAAGTTTAAAGGCATAGATGAAATGAGTAACACTAGTGCATTTAACACAGATTCGTTTAGCGCATGGCGTAGTGGATTTAGAGAATGTTGTAAACTTGCAAGCCGTACAATTGCAAGACAAAAAGATGACGAAACAGAATTTAGATTAGATGCATGGTGCTCAAGAGGAGCAGACAAGCCATTTGGTAAAGCAGCAATAGCAGGTGCTGTCTACGGAAAAGAGTACGGCGAAAAATACAAAGATTCGCCTGAAGATCTGCGTAAGATAAATGACTTTGAATGGCTTAGAGAAGAATTTAAGAAAGCATATCTACAAGCTGAATAATTGTTTTTAATTTATTTTGATTTGTTTTACTTCTTAAAGTATTTTGCAATCCGTTGTGCAAAGGCTTAGGCCACGATCCAAAATTTACCCAAGCATAGCCATCATGCTCCTCGTTTAATTTAGGCATAAATTCTTCCTTTACTGCACAAAGATATGTATGGAAATTAAAATGTTCATCTGTGCTTACAAATGTTTCTAATGGAATAGTCTTAGTAATAGTAGGCACAAATCCTATTTCTTCGTTGATTTCTCTTTGTAATCCTTGCCACGGCGTTTCTTTGTCTTCGTTTGTTCCACCGACCAAACCCCAAAGATTTTTTGCTTTACTTTGAGTACGATGTAAAAATAAAAAACGTTGTGTATCTAGTGAATAGAATAATGCACCACTACAAATTATTTTGTTCATAAAAATAATTATCTTAAAGAGTTATTGTCCATGTGCCTCGTGGATAATATCCATCAACCGCAGTTTGCCAATAATAATTGTTCCAATAATATTGCTGACCATTTGTAACATTAGTAACATATGTCGTAGCATTTTCTACACTACCGTCCCAAATAATATTCCACTTGTTACCGTCCCATTCTACAATATCATTTGCGTCAGCAACAAAATCACTGTTGTCTGCGTTCTTCCATGCTTCGGCGCCATCTTCATTTAAATTCAGAACATATTTTACTTCGTCGCCTTCGTTGTATGCAGTAGACAAAGTAATTACAAATTTATCATTAACATTAGAGCCAGTTCCGGACACTTGCAAGCCATTAACATAAACATCAAAATTAGTTACAGTTTCTTCACCAATTCTAGCACCGATTGAACTTGATTCGATTGTGTACGGCAAATCTGTGTTAATAATATTGCTGCTAGATGTAGCAGTAAATGTTCTGTCTACACGGAAGCCTAGTGGGCCTAATAATAAGATTCTTGTTCCAACAGATTTTACGCTAGTAGGATTAAATTCTATAGGATCAACAATATAATTAATTGTGCCATCTGTTTTAGTTGGGCCTTCTATTAAAGTATTACTAGGCAATGTGTCAGCATCCCATGTTATATCAATTGTAAACTGGTCGCCATCTCTAACAACAAATGTACCTACTATTTCGCCAGGCAATTCTACTCTACGTATTCTAATTTGACTTATTCCTGGTTGATACTTAGCAGGAAGTTCTGCTTCTAATATATTCAACCAAGTGATTTCGCCTACACGTAATTTACCATTTTGTGCAAGTTGTCCTGTTTCTTCTTTTATTACAATATCAAAATTTCTATAACTTGTAACAACTGGATTTAAATTATCTAATCTACTGTTAGGACCAATTCCAACTATGCTATTATTGTCTACTATGCTTCCATCTGGCAACACAGTGGTTCCACTTGCAGATCCTTGATCACCGTCTGCAGGAGGATTGAATCCTTCTAAACTGATTGTACCCTGATCTTGATTAAAAATACTTGTAATAATATCTGTAATAATACCAAGTTTTTTAACTTTAGTTGGTGGTGAAATATAAATTGGAGCAGTAAAACCTATTGTTGCAATATCAATTTCGTCTGTTGTTCCTGACGGAATAGTTCTGCTACTAAAATTAATGTCTTCTAAATACAAATATGTTAAACTTGTCCAATCAACGTAATTGTCTGTTGTTTGGAATTCCATGTCAGGATTGAACAACATAAAAATTTGTTCAAGTATTTGTAATTTTTGTTCTGTGCTAGTGCTCCAGATATCAACATTTACAGCAAGAGTGTAAGGAGTAGGATGTAATCTTTCTACTGTATAACCTTTTGCCTGCTGTGCAAGATAACTGCTGGTCTGTGAATCAAATTCTTTTTCCCGTAAATTAATTTTACTAATATAGCTGCTGTCACTAAGTCTTGCCCTGTCCATTTGCAAACTAGTAACATAAACACTAATACGTGGAGCACTTGGCAATTTGTTTTCTGAATTTTCTCTTATAATGCTGCCAACTTGTCTAGTGATGTCTCCATACATACAAGGCACTCTTCTTAAATCACCATCGCCATCTTGGTAACTAAAGTTACTAAAAACTCTAATTATTTGTGTAAGATATCTGCGTATTTGTCCGTCATAAAAAAATTGCATTAATTAGTTGCCTTTGCTCTTAGTGCTTTGCTTAGAGCTTGTCTCTCTTGCACTTCCTCGCCACCGATTGTATTTACAGTTGTGTTATTAATAAATGTGCCTTTTAGAGTATCTCTAGTGTTATCTGGCGTCATAGATGTACGTACAGCATCTTCTACTTTACGCCAACTGTTTCCATCATATCTAAATAATCTATTAGGCAATAAATCTGTTCGTAAAAAATAAGTACCTAACTCTGCACCGCTAGGAAAACCAGAACCTGCACTAAAAGGTGCACCGTTAGGAGGTATTCCGTCACCAACTAGATAACCTTGATAACCGTTGCCATCTGGTGTAACAAAAACAGTATCCGACGATATAGTTCCATCTGCTAATAAATCAGTATAATCAGCAGATACAATATTAACTTCTCCGTTGTCTTTAAGGCTTAATGTATAAAATTGTATTGTGCTATAACCACTTTGATTTGCATATTCTTCTGCTTGTGCAATTACAGCATCATTGATTTGCATTTCTTTTTCGTAAGTGCTTAACACATCTCTAAGTGTATTTCCTGCATCGTCGCCTGCTTCTAGATCAAGTATATCTTTGTACTCTTGCGAATCTAGTATTTGTTTTACCCTTATTCTATATAAATGAGGATACCAAGTTTGACTAAATCCTTCTGCTGCTCTAGATACTTCGTCTACTACATAAAATCTTTTAAGTGCAACACTTAAATCGTTAGCCGCATATTCATCAATTAAATGTGGCAATTCTAACACATCACCTGCCATTATTTTCCTACCAATTGTTTTTACACTTGAATTAATATGAATAGTCATAAACAATGTATCATTTTGTAGAAACAATCCGAATTGGCTTAAATCAAAATCTTGATCTTGAACATTGTAATGTCCACGCAAAGTATAGATATCTTGATCATACTTTCTATCACGATTTTCCAAGAACAACAAATCTTGAATATTAGTTTCGTCCACTGCATTATATGCAGGTTGTTCTGGAGTTGCATCATCTTCTGATACTGTTTTAGGACCTAGATATTTGTGTATTAATAAATCTGTTCCACCTACAGTAAATTGTTCATAGATTATTTTATCTAAGAAATCGTAATCGTGCGACCTTTCTGGCCTATATAAACTTAAACGTGGCATACAGTATTTAGCTGATAAATACTATTGGAGAACACTATGTCAGACAGTAACCTAACAACACAAAAACAACAAGTATTTGATTATGTAAATGCATTCCTTGGTGGAGGAATGGTCGACGTTGAACTTGATCCAATGCACTACGAAACTGCACTAAGCAAGGCTTTAACCAAGTACAGACAGCGTAGTGAAAACAGTGTTGAAGAAAGTTATGTAACTATTAAATTTAATCAAGACCAAAATGTTTATGAATTACCACAAGAGATTATTGAAGTCAGAAAAATTTATAGACGAAGTATTGGTAGTAGATTAGGCGGCAGTGCAGACGGTGGTAGTTTGTTTGAACCTTTTAACTTAGCATACACTAACACTTATCTATTAGCAGGTAGTGGCATAGGTGGTCTTGCAACATATGATTTCTTCGCACAACAACAAGAATTAGTAGGACGTATGTTTGGTAGTTTTATTGAATTCAAATGGAATCCAACAACTAGCAAACTAACTATTTTACAACGTCCGAGGGCAGAAGAAGAAGCATTGTTGTATTGTTATAATTATCGTCCAGACATGCAATTGTTGTCAGACTATAAAGCAAGTCAGTGGATTAAAGATTACACACTAGCAAGTTGTAAATACATGCTAGGTGAGGCACGTAGTAAATTTGCTACTATTGCCGGACCTGGGGGCGGAACAACACTTAACGGTGATACGCTTAAAGCCGAGGCACAGCAAGAAA